ACACTAATCAAAATGAAGGTGGCAAAAGAGTGCGCAAGGGTGATCCTCCCTGAAGGTATGACGATGTCTCGCCTATATGTGAATGGAACATTTCGTAGTTGGTTGCATTACATTGATGTGCGAGATGAGGTTGGTGTCACGCAATGGGAACATGTCCTCCTCGCACGAGCAATTCGCAATGTACTGGAGCCTGCCATGCCAATTATGTTAGGTATATCCCATGACTAATGGGCTGCACTGATGGGGGGCGCAGAATGAGTGACGTAGCAGTAAGCAGCAACTGGCACTATCAGCTTATGTATCACAAAGAAGAAAACCCGACAGAGTTTACTGGGGAAGGATACTATGCAATACATGAAATGTACCCTTCTTTAAAACTGTGGACAGAGAAACCTGTAGATGTAACAGGAATTAGTGTTGAAGATGTAAAGAAGTCCTTGTTGCTTATGTTAAAAGATATTGATAAACACGGAGTGAAAAACTATGCCTGATACACTTTTATGTGAGGGTTGTGACACACCTCTATCGGACTGTGGCCCAGTTGGCTTCGCCTGTTTGAACAAGTCTTGTAGCTATGAGCAAGACCTAGTTAGAGCATGGTTAAAGCAAACCAAAGAACGTGAAGAAAGAGTTGAGTTAGAAAGACTTAAAGCAAAATACGGAGGAACTTCGTGATGAGTGACTACACTGTAACTCGTAGAGTAGCTACTAAGATCACAGATCGTTTCAGCAGAATGTTGCGTGACCTAGAAGATGATTTCGAGGAAGAAGTTGTTGTTGTATCTTTGATGAGGTACTACAACCTATGCTCGGTGTCCGTTAAGGATGAGGGTGGGATGGATATGGGTGTAGATGAAGACTTACTGTGGGCTATTGAACGTATCTTGCAGGACTTCATGAGTACCTCTGACTTCAACGCATGGATGCTTTCTGTTAAGGATAAACAAAATGGACGTTAAAGAAACACTGATGAATGTACTACAAACAAGTGCAGCCGTAGAGATCATGAATGAAGTCGTACTAGCTGCTCTGAGAAGCTCTCGTGATACCTGTGCTGAAATGCGTTTGTTTCTAGACGGTGATCGTGGCACAGATCACTTAACCGATCTCCAAATGAAAGACTGGACTAGCCTTGTACAAGACATAGTAGCTCTGGACCGTGTGATTGACTATTATGGAGGATAAGATGACAACCTTTAATAGTGAAGACCCACTATTAAACCTTACGTTAGACACAGACGAGTTAGGCATCTGGCTAGTTGAAGAGCTGGACAATGGTCTTGTAAGGCAGATGGGATGTATCTCGTGGAAGGAAGTTACTAGGGGTGTCCAACAGTGTTTGCTTCAAGAGAAGTTTCTACTTGCCTTAGCTAAACTAGACGAAGATGATGGGCTAATACTAGCGGAAGAAGAGGGCGAGTTGTGTCCCTCCTGCCGTGAACCTTACGGACTACCATCAGGTGATGGGTGTGCTGCAATGAACAGACACTTACCCTAAGCAGTAAGATCACCCGCATCTGCGGAGATTACCCCACCTATTTACCGCATACAGTAAGGAGAATAACCGTGGGTACTAACAGCAATGGATTCCGTCCTTCCCGTAACTCACCCACGCAAAGAACGGAAAACCACAAAGGAGAACAACAAGTGACTTGGCACCCAACAACGAACTGCATACCTTTTGGACTACTTACTAAGGAGCAGCAGGCTGCACTGAAATCTTGGCCACATGGATGGGGGTGTTTTACAAGCTCTTGTGGTTGGAGCAGTCGAGATGACCCAATGTGGTCAGACCATCTAGCATACCGAGGTAAGCCAGCGCCCGTCGTGACGAGTGTGTGGTTTAACCGCTACCCCAACAAAATGCATGGACCGTACAACTCACGGTCTGAGGCTGACCTTGGTACATTGTTTTGCAGATTAGATGTCCTTCGCATCGACACCTGCAACGGCGTATCAACTGCACATCTGGAGGGGTTGGAATGAGTGATGATCTGGTGAGGCGGCTGGCTTTCCCATATCCAAAAGATGAAGACGTAGACGAAGTCACTCTACCCCTATGGGTACTTGAACTAACAACCGAAGCAGCCGACCGCATCGAGGAACTTGAGGGGCAACTCAAGACGGTGCTAGATCGTGAGACATCAATCCTCCGCTACTATGACGCAAAGCTGGATGCCGCAGAGGCCAAGCTGGTGAAGGTTGTGGAGGCACTGATGGACATGGAGAAGGTGCCACGCAGCGAGGCATCTACAGGCATCTTAAAAGTGATGATCCGATATACCCTCGCAGAACTGAAAGGACCGGAAGATGAAGATCATTGATGCTCACCTTATGCCTCTACCGACCAAACATTACAGCACTGACGTTAAGGTGGCTGTATCTGTTGGGGGTGAAGAATACTATCTGATGGTATCTGTTTCAGGTTATGCACCTAACGCCTCTGCACGAGAGAAAGAACAGGGGTGGGAGCCTGACTGGGGCATGGATCACATTGAGTCAGAAGCACACCTTGGTATTGCTCAGACGATTGTTGCCGCCCTAACAGAACTAAGCTGTGTAATGAAAGGACAGGACGATGAGCCATGAAAAGAAACTTCTGAAGCAGATCGTTGACTCTATCTACAGCAGTGACTTCAGTGACAACATCGTTGTGGCTCGGTTAAATGATGCACTTGAGGGTGTACTAGATGACCTTGAACGACTAAACAAAATGAATCTGTTGTCTGAACCACAGACTACAGACTTTGTTGATAACATTCATTATGGTCGTGGTCTTGTGACTGTGTTACAGGCCTTTACAGTGATGGATTACTATGAGACTACACTACGTCTGAATAAATACGAAGACCGCTTTAAAGGAGAGTTCTGATGACTAACTTATATATGGAATTAGCTGGTGTAAAAGACCATGAGGATGGGAGTGCTACATATACATTTGACATGACTAAAGCTATGTCAGAGGAGTGTGGGGGACTTGGTATAAAACTTATTCTGTACTGTGGCATAGCTGGTATTAGTACTAATGAGGCCTTTGAGCTTATCATTAAGCGAGGGGAATATCTGATGCAGGAACCATTACTTTTTGATCTGGAGGATGAGTGATGACAGCAGACTTTAGCACACTCTGTAAATCTCTGGCACGACGATACAAGAACACACAGCAGTTTGATGATCTTGTGAGTGAAGGTGTCGTCGCTTGCTATGAGGTTCTAGCTCAGGGTAAGACTGAACACTCAGAGTTCGTAGGGGCCGCTCGTAGGGCTATGAACGACTACATCAACGTAAAGACTAAGGCTGTCTATATCCCCACTGGTGGCAACGCTAAGGCTATCTCTCACGCCATGTCCTCTGAGGATGAGGTAGAAAGCGTAGCGGGGATGTCGGATGGGACACTCTTGAGTTTCCTACAAGCTATGACAAACACAACAGAGAGCATAAGCGATGATACAGCCTTCACAAAAGATCATGCAGAGGTCTTCGAGAAGAAAGAATATCACGCCTACATCATGTCGGTTGTAAAAAAGACACTATCTGCTACTGAACTTAAGGTCATTGAGTTGCGTTACTTTAACGACATGACACAAGATGAGGTAGCAGATCGTATGAAAACTAGTCAAAAGCTAGTCTCACGACAGGAAATCTCAGCCTTACAGAAGTTGAGGAAGAAACTTGTAACAATTCGTGATGTCTAAGGTTTTGAAAAAAGGTCTTATAAGCAAGTATGACCTTTACTTAGGTTTTGGACTTAAGTATAACAACTACTACTAGTTATTAGACAGAAGGAGAAACATAAGTTGGAAAAAGAAGGGGACTTTCTTGGGTTGGACCTTGACGGGAACCAACCTGTCTTCAAAGACAAGAGCATTATGGAGTATCACGAACTCTCTACAGTGTTTTCGTCGTTTGAGGATACAGAAGAGTTTGTACAGCTAGTAAAAAGTATCAGAGAAGATGGCCTTAATCATCCTATTTTGTTGTGGCAAGGCAAGGTTGTAGACGGTCGTCATCGCCACAAAGCATGTTTAGAGGCTGGTGTAGAACCTCAGTACGAGTACATTCCCGATAGTATGACACTCAGTCAGGTCATGGATAGGGTTGTTGCGGAGAACATTCTTCGTCGTCACCTTACGACAGGCCAAAGGGCTATGATTGCTGCTGCTCTGGCTAATATGACAAGAGAGGACACACTAAAGCAAAATACCGATGGCCGAATTCGGCTAACGGAAGAAGATGAAGAAAAGAAGTCCAACGGGTCCGCAGCAAAGTCTCTAGGTGTTGGTGTAACATCAGTAAAGGACGCAAAGGAGGTAAAGAGTGATGCACCTGACCTAGCAGAGAAGGTTGCCCGTGGGGAGATGTCCCTACATGCAGCAAAGACAGAGAGCCGTGGACGCAAGGGTGAACCACCCAAGACAACAGCAGCACCATCTAAACCTACTACCATGTCTCTAGATGATATGATGAGGGTCGGTGGGGATAACTGGAATAGCTTTGTTGCTGCTGGTGCTTTAATCTCAACAGCAAGGGACTTGTACTTGCAGGAAGGTGACACTGGAATGATCCGTTCCATCATGCACTTTATCGACTCTGGCGAAGGTAAACACTCACAGTCGTATAATGCGGCGGGTCTTGTCGCTCTGTACAAAGGGCTGGGAAATCACATAACTGAACTTGAGGCTTTGTCCCAGTACAAGTCAACTCAAACCCAAACCAAGCACTAAGGAGACCTAACATGGACCTTTTTCAATATGCAGCTAACCTTGTCAAAAGCATCAACTTTGAAGCAAAGCAGAAGTTGGACAACCCCTATCCTTACCTTCTCGCCGAAAACCATCATGGCGGTGCTGTTGTACTTGATCGGGGAGAACTTCGCTCAAAAGGCACTATCCATGCTCGCGCTCGTGTAGAAAAGCTGGAGAAAAAAGAAGGTTACGGTACTTGGGAATATCATTATTCTCCTGATGGGTGTCAGCGCAGTGTTGACTGGATGCTTGCGAACGACCCCTCCTACTTTATGAAACACATTGCGGGGTGTCGTAACCGTGGTCGCTCTCAAGTTTTGCGTATGGATGACCTTCAAGATTATGCAAACGAGAAGTTGTACGGCAAGAAGTAAAAAAGGAGAGCCACATGAGTGAAATTTCACACCAGCCTTGCCCTATCGTGTCGTGTGGCTCTTCTGATGCTTTTAGTTGGAATACTAATGGCTTCGGTAAGTGCCATGCTTGCGACCAAGGCTATCCGACTAAGAAAGAAACTTTTAGTTGGGCAAAGGAAAGATACCAAACAGGAGATAATATGGCACTAATTGAAACCTTTACGCCAAAGCGTATCGAAGCCTCTACAGATGGTCGTTACCTCGGTATGCGTGGTATCACTGCCTCTACGATGGAAGACTTTAAGGTTTACACCTACGAAGACCGTCAAGAGTATGTCTATCCATCTGGCGGTATCAAGGTTCGTCGTCTTGATGAGAAAGCCTTCTACGCTAAGAACGGGTTCAAAGGTGATGAACTCTTTGGTATGAACCTGTTTACTGCTGGTTGCTCGAAAAAGGTGACTATCACGGAGGGTGAGCTAGATGCCCTTTCAGTAGCTCAAATGCTTAAGAGCAGCTACATCAACCCTGTGGTGTCTTTGCCCTCTGCTACGCCCTCTAAGAAGCTGTGGGACAACTGCCATGATTGGTTAAACAGCTTTGACCAGATTGTGCTGTCAGTCGATGGTGATGAAGCTGGTAATGCAGTTGCTGATAAGATTGCTAAGATGTTTCCTAACAAGGTCTACCGAGTTGACCACAGCAAGTTCAAGGATGCTAACGACTTCCTAAAAGCTAATGCTGGGGCTGAGTTTAAGTCAGCTTGGTGGAATGCTAACAAGTACACTCCTGAGAACGTCCTAAATACTACTGAGCAGTTCCTGTCACTATATCACGACACGCCAGAACACCAATACGTTCCTACTGGTATCCAAGCACTAGACGACAAAATCTTGGGTCTGATGCAGGGACACTTTACTGTTATCAAAGCTCAGACGGGTATCGGTAAGACTGAGGTTATGCGCTTTCTTGAGTTTAACATGTTGCAGAATAAAATCCCTATTGCAGCATGGCACTTGGAAGAGACTAAGCTACGCTCTCTGCTTGGTTTGGTGTCGTATCAGTTAAATGACAACCTTACCCGTCGTGACTTGATTGACCTTAAGGGTGCAGAGCAACAGGTAATTGGTGCTATCACTTCACTTACCAAGGGTGAGTTGTTCTATCAGTTCTATCTTGGTGACGGGCAAGGTGCTGATGATCTAATCGACCAGATCAGGTTCTTTAGCCAAGCTGCTGGCTGTAAGTTTGTGTTCTTTGAACCTATCCAAGACGTAGTTGCTGGGTCGTCAGAAGAGAGTAAGGAACAGATGCTTGCTGATCTTTCTATCCGACTGTCTAAGCTGGCTGCTGAACTTAATGTTGGCATTGTTACTATTGCCCATACTAACGAAAATGGTGACACTAAGTACTGTAAGATGATCGGACAACGTGCCTCTGTCATTATTGACTTGCAACGAGACAAAGATGCAGATACGTTAGAAGAACGCAATACGACATATATCCGTGTTGAGAAGAACCGTCCCTGCTCGGAGGTAGGCTCTGCTGGCAAGATGCGGTTTAACTCTGATACATTCACACTAAGAGAGGTAATCTGATGTCTAACGAAATAATTGGTGACCTAGAAGAACTGTGGGAAATAATTGATGGAAGGCACGATGACTTTTATACTATTCAGGAAGTTGATCGTGTTTATACAGGACACTTCTTAAATTACGACGCTGAGATGATAGCTTTAGACAAGGTACTGGGAAGGGCATTTCATCTCACATGGGTAGAGTGTCACCGCGACGGTCCAGACTTTTCAACTCTGGATGTCACTGAGGTTAAACCTGTAACTGTAACAGTCACAACTTGGAAAGCAGTTTAGGGTATAAAAGCATGACAACAATATTCGACATCGAAACTGATGGTCTATTAGATGAGTTGACCAAGATTCATGTCTTGAGCTACATGGGAATAGACGGACAAGTCCACCACATGCACGACTACGAGCATATGAGGACGTTCTTTAAGACAGCAGACGTTCTGGTGGGTCATAACATTATCCGCTTCGACATCCCCGCAGTGGAAAAGGTCTTAGGCATTAAAGTTAATGCTCGTCTCATTGACACACTAGCTTTGTCTTGGTACCTTAACCATGATCGTATCAAACATGGTCTTGAAGGCTATGGCGTAGACTACGGTGTTCCTAAGCCAGTGGTAAAAGACTGGAAGGGCCTTACGCCAGAAGAGTATGCTCACCGTTGTAACGAAGATGTTAAGATTAACTCTCGACTATGGCGAGACCTAGACCTTAAGCTAAACCGACTGTATCAAGATCAAGACGAGAAAGATCGGTTTATCGACTATCTTAGCTTTAAGATGGATTGTGCAAGAGAGCAGGAAACCATTCGCTGGAAGCTAGATGTACCAATGGCACAGAAGGCCTACGACGAAATTATGGCCCTCAAAGAAGAGAAGGTAGAGCAACTATCTGATGCTATGCCAAGGCGTGTGCTAACTAAGGTTGCAACACAACCAAAGAACATGCTAAAGAAAGATGGTTCTCTTTCATCTCATGGCGAGAAGTGGACTGAGTTGTGTAAAGAGTACAAGCAGCCAGTTACCTCACAGGCTTTTGTCGTCAAGACTGGTGAAGAGCGTGGCAACCCTAACTCTAATGACCAAGTAAAAGATTGGCTATACTCTCTTGGTTGGAAGCCTAAGACCTTTAAGTTCCTTCGGGATAAGACAACAGGTGAAGAACGTCAGCTTGAGCAGGTTCGTCGAGAGAGTGAGCTTTGTGAGAGCGTTAAAGAGTTAGCTGAAGTTGACCCTGCTGTTGACCTTCTTGATGGGCTTACAG